ATACCTGTTTCAGTATTAGAAGATACCATACCTCCAACTGTATCGGAAATAGTTTCTGCTAATGTTGTTCCACCAAGAGTTAGCGTTCCTGATATATCTACTGCACCATTAATATCAACTGTAGTAGCTGCTATTTGTATTTCTGTGTCTGCAACTAAATCTAGCTGACCGTCTGTTGATTGGAATATATAAGTTCCTGTATCTCCAAAATTTAATCTTTCTGTGCTATTTAATAAAATGTCATCTGAAAATTTAAAATAATCTTCATCTTCCATCCATGTTAAAACACCATCATTTGACTCACCATCAAAGGTAACAGCAATGTCTGTACCTGCTGTAGCATCACCAATAGTAATTGCTGTGCCTAGTAATTTTGTTATTGGTCCGCCTTCATTAGCAGTACCATCATGGGTATGCCCACTACTAGCTTGAAAAGCTGCTAATAACTGATCAAACTCATCGTTAAAGTGAGAAGCTTCTATAGTAGTTCCGTCTACTATTGCTCCGCTACTTTGTCTTGTGTATGTTGCTCCCATTTATCGTCTTCCTCCGTTGACATATTCTAATTCATATCCTTTTAAAGATATGGGTGATTTATTACTTGAGTCGTTTAATTTTAATGCTACAACAAATCCTGAGCCTTCGACTGAGTGTCTTGCCAAAGGTATACCAGATTCTGCTGCGTAAATAGCTGTTCCGTAATTTCCACTTCCGTAAAAATTTTGACCCCCTCCTTCTCTTAGTGCGTAAGCTGTAGGCTGAGGCGTGCTAGTATCTTCAAAATTATATCGTAATTGAAACGTTTGAGTATTTGCATCAATACTATCATTAGAGGCATAATTTAATAATACCCTGTGCATATTTTTTCGTATTCCCGGATCTCCTAACGCTAAGTCTGGAGACCTATAGAATGATGAAATATTTGCTGTTGTATTTGCGTATGTAAAAACGTTTCCTGATTCCATATTATACACATAACCATCGTATCCACCATAAATAGTATTTTCTACATTACTTATTAGATCTGAATCACAGCAAGCAGGTTTAATTCCTTTTAAATCAGCATATTCAAATCCTAATGTTCCTGTTTCAGGATTTGCTTTTAGTACTGCAATTATACCTTTACAACTTGTTTCATTAGTATTATCTGGTGGATAGAATAATCTGTACTGAGACTTGTCTCCTATAACAATTGCTGTAACATTATCATAGCCAATATCTGTAATACGTTTTTGTATCTGTTTAGATACAGTTCCTAATTCAACGTCACCAATTCTTTCTGTACCTGCAATAGTTCTAAAACCATCCTTAGATAAAAATAGTAAATCTCCACCTAATTCTTGTATAGAGTGATGAGATATAGTACCCACATCTTTTGCAACCTCTGCAAGTGCAAAATCACTTGAACTTGTTCCTACTACTTTGTATACACTATCTTCACAAAATATAAATAAAGTATCACGGAAAACTTTTAAGCCTGTTATAGTAGCACCTACTACAATACTGCCTCCGCCTGTATTAAAATCATCTTCAGTAAAAGGACCAGAAAATTGTACAGTAGATATAGCATTTGACATACCTGCATAAAACATATGATTAGCAAATGACTTTACAAACTTAGGATTTGTAGGTGCAGTTCCACCACCTGTAGCATTTATTATATCTTCTGAATACGAAGTGTCAAGTGTAAAAGCAGCAGAAGTGCCAGTAGCAACAATTATTTTTTCTGTTCCACTAAAATTAAATTTATCCAAATCGTATGTATGTGTAGTTCCCTTGCCTGTAGCCCTTGATGTCCAACTGCCAGAAGTGTCTCCTGTGTATACTGTTCCACCTCTAGCTGCTACAACAAGATCATTAAATATAGCTACCATATTTAATCTTTCTGTAGAAACAGATACTTGAGGAACTATTGTAGTATTATACTTTGCAGTACCTGATATTTTTTTATAGCCTCCTGCAATGTCTGGCTCCATATTTTGTAGAGAAAGGGCTTCTCCAGGTCTCATAGAAAATACGTCTTTATTTAATACTAAACCTCCAAAACAACTTACAACTGTAGGTGCTAATTGAGATGTATTAGGCACTCATGACACCTTTGCCATAGTATCTTATATTAACTCTTTCATCTCTCATATATTCTTGCTTAGATACTAAATCTGTTCTTAATCTTTTTAGACCTTCTTTGTATTCTTTTGCAGCAATCATTGCATGCTCAGGATCTGACCTTAACTGATAAGCGTAATATTTTGATCTTGATATTAGTAAATCTGCATATCTATCATCTAAATCTGGTGTATCACCATGGGCAGATAATTCTGTGTGCTCTTTAAAGTACTCATAAACTACAGAGTAATCACTTCTATCAGGAACAGGAGATAATCCTAGTTTTCCACTTTGTGTTTTGTAAACATATCTAGGTTCTGATTGTGCAGAACTAGTGTTTGATTTATCCTTTTGAGAATACTGTCTAATGTAATCATCATAAGAAATATATCTTAATCTTTTTGGGTTAGAGTTTCTTGATATTCTTATATAGTCTACATCTAAATTAGTTGATGTAGTTGTATTGTTAACTGTTATATAACTTATTTGGGCAGTAGCTGTAAAGACTGTATCTAATACTGCGCCCTCTCCAAAGTCTGTTACTGTCAGTGTTGTGTTTAAATTTTGTGTGCCTTCTACAGAAGTACCTACTTGTACTTTTAAAGCTTGACCTACACTATTAGAATCAAATACTTTTATCTGTAATCTGTACTCTGTATTAACTCTTGTGTTAATTGCTTGATACGCTGCATAATCATTAAGTCTTAATCTTCCATTACCACCACTATTATATGCTGCACTTCCAGATCCTGCTATAGTAGTCCAACTAGTTATATTAGAAGTAAATTCTCCATTAGTAACTAACTCTTTAGGTTTAATATATAGAGTATCCCAATCTATTTTTCTCCATTGCACATCTCCTGTTTGTGGAGAATCTGTAGTAGGTAACTCATACTCTCTTTGACCTGCGTTAGTGTCTTGAAATGTTTCTTTATGTAGGCTTGGTAATTCTTCTAATTCATTGTACACATCATGCAATGCTCTGTTAATAAAATTTTTTACGGAAGTTTGAATACCTCTACTACTAGTAAATGTAGATGAAGTAAGTTCTACTTCATTTAATTCATTTAAAACTTTATTTGTTATTGCTAGATATGTTGTCATTTATTAAAACTATTTCTCCTGGTTTTTATTTTCTATTGCTTTTAGAATTTTGTCCATTTTACTTTCTAGATTTTGTAATCTACTTTCTACAGTATTTGTTTGGTGCATATTAATTGTTCTTTGCCCTGTAGCACTTGCTTGCTTTTTTCTAAGATCGTATGTTGCCATTTATATCCTTTATGTATTATAGAGGGGTCTATAAAGACCCCCCAATATTATATCAATGTTATGATATGTCAGTATCGTGTTGAGTTGCAGTTTGTCTATCTGTCTCGTCTACGCCACTTACATCACATAGTATAGCGAAAACACGTAGCTTTCCTGCAGATGATGCAGCACTTAAACACAATAAATCTAATGTGTCAGCACTTGCAATCACTGGTCTAGCTGTTGCTGTAAGAACAGAATAGCCTGTTGCGTTAGCATCTCCGTCAACGAATGTATCAACATCACCACCGGTAATACCTAGATCTAAAGTTACAGAGCTAGATAGGGCAGTTATTATCTCAATTCCTGCGTGTAGAATTAGAGTCTCAGCAGGGATATCAAGTACTTGTAGCACGTCATTTGTTGCTGTACCTGCGCCTGCGTTAACTTGAGATATGTCAATAGTATTCTCAACTAAGTAAGGAACTCTAACACCTGGATTTCGTCTTGAGGGTCTGGTGCCTGCGACACCTACTCCTGTTACGTCATATGTTGCCATAGTATTATTCTCCTATTAGTCAATTAACAAATGTCTAACCATAAGTGCTTCTGAACGAAGTACTTTTCTGCCAAACACATGTAGTCCTCTTACTATATCACCGAATGAGTCAGGGTCTCTAATTACTTCTGTTTTTGCAATTGCATTAGCAGTAGCAGTAGATGACATGTGACCAAACAATACTTTATGGTAATTGGATGTTGATGCGGCTGCAAAGTTATTAGTCATATAACATTTGAAGCCTTGAATAATTCCGTCCATTACTCTACCATTTCGTAGAGGGGAAGCAGAATCGCCTGTTACAGATGCATCTAATAATTTAGATGATGAGCTCGCTAGAGCTTCATAGAATTCTGGACTTGCCAAAAACCATCTGCTTTCGAATGGAACGTCTGCACCATTTAGTCTCTTGGATGCATTAGCCATTATTTCTAAAGGATCAGTTTCAGATGAGCCGAAGCCTGTGTCTGTACCTGAACCGTCAGAGCCAATAGTTGTACCTGCACCAGATACCATTGCTGCGATTACGTTTTCATCGTATGAGTCTTTAAGAGCGTATGCTCCTGAAGATGTAGCCAGAGCCTCAAAGTTCACATGAGATTGCCTTTCTTCGATATCGTCAACTTTAAAAGCAAACGCATTAGCTTGGTCCACAGTAAGTTGGATTTGATCATCAGCCAAATTTTGGATGTTGATTTGTCCACCTCTTGTGTATGAACTTACACTAACGGTTGGTTCTTTTATAATGTTAACAGTATCTCCGTAGGCTTCGATCTCGCCTGCATAATCAGTATTAGTAATATCTTCTACTACTGATGCAGTTCTAAAGAACTTTTGGACTTTCTGACTATATATTGCAGGTAAGAAATTACCTGATGGTAGGTTTGTATAACCTGCCGCCTTTGATATTGCCATTAATTAATCCTCCTATAAGATTGTTAAAGATTAGCCATTAACAATTCTACCTTCTTTTCTAGCAAGATCAATTTCCTTTTCAAATTTTGTAAATTGATTAGGTTTCATTTTGCTAATTTCACTAAGCTTCCAGATTTTTTTGTTACTTACATCCACTTCTTTCTTACTTGTTGATGTTACTGACTTTGATGCCTCTAATGTATTATCAGCTTTTTTTCTACTTGTGCCGCTATCTACTTTATATAGATCAATAGCACGAGCAGCTAATTTTGCATTAGTATCATTGTCATACAACCAACTCTTTATCTGTGAATCCTGTTCTTCAACCCACTTATGAAAACTTTCGTTTTTTCTAAGATCATTGTAGTCAGGATGAATTTTAGCCAATTCTATTTCTGCTTTTTCTTTCTTAACTTTTACCTGTTCGGTTTCAAGGTCTTTAAGATTAGCTTCCATTTTCTTAGACTTTTCATCTGCCTTAGTGTATGCTATAGTTTCTATAACATCATAGACATCAGGATATTTAGATCTCCAAGCTTCTATTTCTTCTTTAGACTTGGGTAGTTGTATCTTATCAGCGTGGTCGTCTAGTTGTGTTTTAAGTGAACTTACTTCATCTTTATGCTTATTTACAGTAGAATCGTAATGTCGTTTAAGATCGTCATAACGTTTCTTAAACACTTTCTCTTCAGCATCGACAGGGCGTTCTTCATCTGGAGTGGCTTCTTGATCTGAAGTGTCCTCTGAAACGGTGGCTGTTGCGTCTGCTTCCTCATCTAATAATTCTTTTTTATATTTATTTTGATAAGGTGTAGGCTCGAGAAGAGCCTCTGTAGTTTGATCCTCTTGGATCTCGTTGTTTGTATTATCTTCCATCTAGTCTCCTTTGGGTGCTGTGGAAGGGCAGGTCGCCCGTGCTGTGATTGGGTTGGTGCTATGACTAAGCAGTCATAGGTCGCCTGTCCATCGGTTGTTGTGGTGCCCCTAGACCTGTTGGTCCAGGAGTTTCTGCTGCAGCCATTTCTGGTCCTGCAGAAGCTTGTTGGTTATTTACACCTTGTGTCATATCTTGCACAAAGTTTTTCATAGCTTCTTCTGGCGCTCCGCCATATTTAGCTACGATAACCGAAACTGGTAAAACTACTACAGGTTCTTTAGGTCCTCTATCTGCTACTGCAGATATATCAATACCTTTTCCTTGTAGTGCTGATTTAACATCTTGTGTAAGATGCATATCTAGTACAGCATCTTCCATAGATACTGCTTGTTGGGGCATTCCTCCTGCCCCTTGGTCCATAGGCGCACCTTCTGGTGTTGCCATTGGGTTATTCATCATTCCTTCTGCCATATTGTTCTCCTATTAATATCCTGGAGCGCCTCCGCCCTTTCCTCCAAAAGAACCACTACTTCCCATAGTACCTCTTTTTTCTTTTTCTTTTTGAGTATTTGCCCTTGCTTTAGCTGCAGTTTGACTTGCTTTAGTAAATTGTTGGTTTTGCGCCATTCTATTTTTTCTATTGTTGTCTGCTGCTTGCGTGTATTCAGATATATTATCTCCACTACTTTCGTAATTTCTGCCCGGTGCTCCTGTTGATCCTGTGCCTGGTGCTACATAGCCCGGTGACCCTGGACCAGAATAGCTACCACTATCTTCATTTTTTGCTTGATCTTGTGTTTTAGCTTTTTGCTCTTCTATATATCTTTTTTCATCTTTTTTAATTTCTGCTATTATAGCTGCAGGGTCTTTCATACCTGATTGTACTAGTTTATTAACTGCGCTAAAACTGAGTTTTTTGCCATTAAAGTAATAACCTCCTCCAAATGTTTCAAGACCTGTATTAGTAAAAGAATTAGACATTCCTGCTGCGTCAAAAGGATTATTAGGATCTCCTAAATCTCCTGTGCTTGTTTTGGCACTAGCTGCTATGTCTGCATCTTTAACTCTATCAATGTTTATAGAACCAAATAACTTTCTATCATCTTCATTAAGAGGATTTATAAATCCTTCTGCGTAATCTTTATAGTACTCCCCTTTTAATCCATAGAAACCTGGGGTATTAGCCAAAACAGTTCCTTCAGGAACTCCTGGATTCAATACCTTAGTTTTAACAGTATCATGAAATGCTTGTCCATCTAGTTTAAATTTACCAGGATTATTAGGATCTTCTACAGCTATACCATAATTTTTCATTTCTCTAAGATCAGCAGATTCTCCAGAGTTGTCCATAATGGCTTTACCTATAATACCCACTCCTGTCATTATAGGATTAGTTAGCATTCCCACCCCTATAGCTAGTTTTTGGATTAGGTTATAATTTTGACCTGGTATAGTTGTGTTAGGGTCAGTAAAATCCATTAGCCCTGTATTATTATCGTAGCTTTTAAAATCAATTTTACCTTTTTGTGCAAACTCTACAAAAGATTCTACTGCTTCTTTTGCACCTTCATATTCTTTTGTAAAAGGGTCTTTTTTAGCTACACTAGTTTGATTAGATCCGCCACCACCTGAAGATTGTGTTGATGGTACATAGTTAGGATCTACTTCACATCTTTCATTTCCACCAGAGTCTTTTACTAATATGTAACCTAAAGGACATGGGTCTATAGTTGTATCATCATCACTATCATCTGCAGTAGCATATTCAAACTTAGGATCTGCTGTACTAAACGTACTTGTGTCTATAAAATTTTGTGCTACATTAGCTAATGACCATGTGCCTGTAGTAGCATCATACTGTAGCTGTGCATTACTTCCTGTATATGTACTCATTTATCTCTAAGCTGAACCCTCATTTTCAGTATCTCCTGAAGCGAAGCCACCTTCCCCTGGAGTCGGTACACCTCCAACTCCGATGTTGCCGCCACCAACGCCTGTAATGTCGTTTGGATTCGCTCCTGTAGGAGCTCCTCCACCAGAAGCCATTGCGGACTGCTGACTATTGCTTTCATTTTGTGTGTTTCCATTTGCCATCCCCATTATCTTAGCAAAGATTGCTGCTCTCTCTGGATCATTAATTAATTTTTCAGGTTCTATATCTAAAGATTTTGCAATCTCTGATAATATAGAATGCCATCTAACAAATGGAGCCAGATTTTGATTTGATGCAACTTGTAAGAATGTCATCAATCTCTGTGAGCGAACTTCTTTCTGCATTAGAGAAGAAGTACCTCTTGCTTTTATATTTAAATCTCCCTTTATTTCTGGAGAGTCTTCATTAAACTGCATATTCCATGCAAATAAAGTTTCTCCTAAAGGTCTTAATAAAAAATCATCAACGTTTTTTATAACTGTTTTTATGCTAAGTGCTGCTGCACCCATCAACATAGACATACCTGCTGCAGTTCTTGTTGTGCTTTGAACTCCAGTAGTTCCATGAGAGTATGATGGAATGCCTGTAGACTCATCTGCTAACTGTCTGAATTTATCAAACATCATTAAATTTTCTTGTGATGTGTTAGGAAATTTTACACCATGAATAGCTTGTCCGGGCATACCGCTTTGTCTTCTAAATATTTTACCCGGAAAGACTTTCATATCTTGACCCGGTACTAGTAATGTTTCATCAATATCAAATACTAGATTACCTGCTAATGCTAAGTTATCAATTG